TCCGATGGAAAGGTGGTCGAACGAGCCGTAAGCTACACGGCCGATTTTGTTTATGAGGATCGCGACGGCAACACGATCGTTGAGGATGCGAAGGGTGTGCGGACACAGCAATACATCATCCGCCGAAAACTCATGTTGTGGATCCATGGAATCAAGGTGGTGGAAGTATGACGAAAGAAGAAAAATTAGAGATCGATCGCCTGGTATCCATCTACCTCAACGGCCTGATGAGTGTTAGCAATGACGCTGGGTGGGAAGGGATGGGTCTACTGGACCGCCTGATTACCTTCAAGGGGCAGCCGCCGCCCCCAACTGGCAACGACCAGAGCAACCTATCGATGATCATTGCCGTCAGACTGTTACGCGAGCAGCACAAAGAATTCCCACTGATAGCCGCGGCAATGCGCGTGCTACAGAAACGGCACTGGGATCAGGCCATTGCCTTGTGTGCCAGAAACTACTATCTCGGATTTTGCGCGTGGACCGGAAAGACCTACACGGACGAGGCCAGAGCCAGTGAAATCAATATGGATATGAACCTGTATCGGTACAACCTGCAGAAAGGCTATTTCAGCCTTCAGTCAGAGCTGGAAGTCGCTCGAATGTACCGGCAAATGTTTGATGCCGCATAGCTGCAGAAAAAGTTTGACAAGAATCTTCTCATAAAATACAGTGGTTTCTGTATTGTGGAACAAATGCCCCTTACTGAAACCCGCTTCGGCGGGTTTTTGCGTTTCTAGGGTTTGAGTTTAACTACCGGAGACCATTGTATGAAAATCTCATACCACCTGATTTTCCTGCCCATCACTATGTTCATGCGGTTTTTTGTCGCCGTTGAGAGCGTCGGCAAAACCCTGATTGAATCGGTGCCGCCCACAGTCGAACACGCTGTTGATACCATTGTCGCTGCCGCTCACGCAGCCAAGAAGGTGACGACATGCGCTGTGCGAAAAATGCCGCGATTGCGGACATCTACGGCCGCCGATCATGTTGCGATGCTGAGGTCCAGGGGCTACTCGCCAGCCTGAGCCTGACTACACTTATAACTCCTTTTAAACCGCCTTCGGGCGGTTTTTTTATATCCACAAGGAAGCCGCATGGAGCTTGACCCCCAGCACGTCATCAATCTTCTGTTTACCGCTGTTGGTGCTCTTGGCGGGTGGGTTTTAAATAATCTTCGCCAGTCCATTAACAACCTGTTGGCTCAGGACGCTGCCCTTACCGAAAAAGTGCAGAAAATCGAGGTATTGGTCGTGGGCGATTACGTTAAGCGGACAGAAATGGACAGCCTCGGCGCTGCCATATTTGCCAAACTAGACCGGATCGAGAATAAGCTCGACAAAAAGGCGGACAAGTGAGCCCGGTCCGTGCAATAGACATACTGATCGCTGCTTTGACGATATACGGCGAAGCGCGGGGTTGTTCGCAGCATGGCCGCCTGGCCGTGGCCCACACAATTATCAACCGCGCCAAGGAAAGAAAATACTGGGGGATGGCCAGAAGCACTGGGCACCCAGATCACAGCTTGGCAGCAGTTTGTCTGCGCGCCTGGCAGTACAGTGTTTGGAATGAGTCTGACCCGAACAGGCTGAAACTGGAAGCTCTCCGGGAAGAATATGAACGCGCAATCGAAGATATTCATTGCCGTAACTCCCTGAAGGCACTTATAGACGCGCTGGATGGGCATGAGCCGGATCCGACTGATGGCGCCACACATTACCTGACGCAACAAGCACACGAAAAAGCGCTCAGATCAGACCGCGATCACTGGTCAAAAGGCCGCGACTACCACCTGCAAATCGGAAGTCATCGGTTTTTCAAGGGCGTTGCGTAATGCCCAACTTCCGTATGCTGATCGACATCGCCACGCTCTGTAGGGATGTTTACCAGCATACGCCTCTGACCGATAAGCTTGGCATCATTGGGATGCACGACTTCAGCAACGGCCACGATTACGGATGCGCATACATATCCGATGACACGATCTACTTTGTTGTCCGGGGCACAGACGATCGGCACGACTGGCGCAGCAACTTCAAGTTTGTGAAGCGCAAAGAGTGGTACGGGATCAAAGCCCATCGTGGTTTCGTCCAGGGCGCGCAGAGCATGCAGGAAGATATGCTCGAAGTGCTGGAGAAGTACCCAGAGCTCAATGTGGTATTCGCCGGCCATAGTCGAGGCGGCGCCATCGCATTGCTGCTGGCGATCGCGGCTGAATTTCACTACCCAGGACGATCATCAAGGGTAATCACCTACGGCCAGCCAAGAGTCAGCACCAGGGCGCAGATCCGGCAGGCATACCACGGCCCGTACCTGCGAGTGGAGAACGGCAGCGACATTGTGTGCCGCTATCCCAAGATTGGTTACAACCACGGCGGCACGTTGCTCTATATCACCAACAGAGGTTATTTCAAGACCAATCCCGGCGCGCTGACAAGGTTCGGCGATCGGTTGTTCACGCTCCGTCAGCGCAAAAGCGATCACGACCTGACGGACTACATTCAGGAGCTTGCACTATGCGAAATCGCGCAGCTGTCATTGTCGCCCTGATCCTGTTCCTCACAGGATGCGCAGCGCTTCAGTCAACCAACGTCCCAGAGACAATCGCGGTCGGCTACCTGACCATCGAAACGATTGCGGACACGGCCGCTGACTCTGACATGAGCCAAGAGCGCCGGGATCGGCTCAGGAAGGTACTGCAGCAGGCAAAGAATGCCCTGGACGATGCAACAGAGGTTTATGCGGCAGGATTTGAAGGTCAGGCCCGATCAATACTCAGTAGGGTCACAGAGCTATTACAAACGGCACAGGAGATCGTAAGCGATGGACGCAATTAAGGTCATTCAGCTGATCAACCTGGCACTGGATCTGGCAGCTGATGCGCACATCAACATCCAGAAGCTGCAGGCGCTGCGCGCACAGGCAGATGCAGAGCAGCGACAGATAACTTCCGACGAACTGCGAGCCCTGGCAGATGATGCCCAGGACGCAATCGACAGACTTTGACGCAGGGTAGATCAGTGGCAGATCGCAGGACTCATAATCCAGAGGTCGCCGGTTCGAGTCCGGCCCCTGCAACCAAACAAAAAACTACTCCGCTTACACCTGCTCAGGAGACATTTTGCCAGCAGGTTGTACTCAATGGCGGAGACCAGAGCGCGGCATACCGTATCGCTTACCCTAATTCATTGAAATGGAAGGGTAATTCCATACATGTTAAGGCAAGCCAGCTAAATGCTACCGATAAGGTTCAGATAAGGATCAAGGAGCTTCAGGCCAAAGTCGCAGAGCTGGCTGAAAAGAAGTTCGAGATCGATGCTGATTACGTCCTTCGCCGGCACCATGAGATCGACACGATGGATGCTGCCGACATTCTCGATGATGACGGCGACGTGTTACCGATTCGCCAATGGCCGAAGGTCTGGCGACAAAGCATATCGGGCATTGAGATATCTGAACTGAAGGCGGGCAAGGGCGATCAGGATACCCTGATCAGCGTCCTGAAGAAAATTAAGTGGCCCGACAAGATCCGCAACCTGGAGCTGTTGGGCAAGCACGTTTCAGTCAATGCCTACCGTGAGCAGGTCGGCATATCGGATCCAAAGGGCAGGCCCCTACAATCGCCAACGTGGGAGCTTGTGCCAGTAGCGGCATCGCCTCGTGAAAGTCAGGGTTAAGATTCCGGAGAAGCTGCAGCGGCTTGTCCTGACGCCAAAGCGACTGAAACTTGCAATCGGTGGCCGCTCTGGTGGCAAGTCAATTGCCTTTGGGGATGTATGGCTGCGCAAGTGCGAGGCAGGAGAAAGACTTTGTTGTGGTCGAGAGTTTCAGAACTCGATTGATGACTCTGTTCACTCCCAGCTTCGGAATCGTATAGCAACGCTCCAGCTTCAGGACTATCTGCATGCTGAAGCGTCACGGATTCGATCCCACAATGGCGGCGAGATCTTCTATCGCGGGTTGAGCAGGAATGTCACCGGGTTTAAGTCGACGTTCGGAATCAAAGCGCTTTGGATTGAAGAGGCGCAAACGCTCTCCAGGGATACGATCGAGACGGTACTACCGACGATTCGCTCTGTTCCAGAGGATGAGTCAGCAGAAGATCCAGACCCTCCCGAAATCTGGATGAGCGCCAATAGGAAGGCCAGCAATGATGACTTTGCCAAGGCGTTTCTAAAGCCATACGAGAAGTACCTGTCCCGGTACGGCTTCTATGAGGATGACGAAATCATCATCGTAGAGATCAACTACCCGGACAATCCGTTCTTTCCCCCGGAAATGGAACAGCAACGACAGCGGGACAAGCGAATCATGCCTAGGGCGCGTTACGACCACGTTTGGGAAGGCAAATACTCCGACACAGTGGATAACGCGATCATTCAGCCAGAGTGGTTTGATGCCTGCGTCGATGCCCATGTGAAGCTCGGCTGGAAGCCGCTGGGCCGTGAAACGATTAGTCATGACCCGTCAGACGGCGGCGATGCTGCAGCTTACGTCTACCGCAAAGGCAGCGTCATTCTGGCAATAGATGAAATGCCAGAAGGCACCGAGATCAATGATGCGATGGATTGGGCGACAACGGCCGCCGAAGAGATCCGCGCAGATATGTTCATCTGGGATGGCGACGGAATGGGCGCAGGCCTCCGGGCCCAGGCGAAAAAGGCACTGTCTGGCAAGCAATGCCAGCTGAGCATGTTCAAGGGCTCACTCAGCCCCATGAACCCGAATCAGGTTTACCAGCCGATCGATGGGGAGCTGAAGAAGGCGGCTACCAATGCCAACACGTTCAGCAATCAGCGCGCTCAGTTTTACTGGTTACTGAGAGACAGGATGTTTAAGACATACCTGGCCGTTGAGCGCGGCGAGTATCAAAACCCGGATGAAATGATCAGCTTTTCGTCATCGATTGAGCTGATCGACCAGCTCAGAGCAGAACTGTGCCGGATACCACGAATACCAGGCGGGCGCATTCAGATCATGAGCAAGCCTGATATGAAATCGAAATTGAAGTTGGACAGCCCCAACCTTGCCGACTGCGTGATGATGTCCGAGTCGGCCGATTATGTCGCGGTTCAAAAATCCACAAGTACCGATTACGACTCACGCGGAAACTCAGCAGGGTGGACCTGATATGGGCGTAGATTTGCGCAAGATGGACAAAGCAAGCCGGCAGTGGTTTCAGTACCTGGCTGAAGCTATCGAGCCTTTCAAGGCGGGCACTATGCCAAAGCCGAACCCGAACAACCGAGCAGAGGTCCGCATTAACGGCTGCCTGATCGCACTGGGACAGGGTAAGGATGCCGGCAAGATTCGTTTCGGCTTTCTGGCCAAGGGCGACAACGTGGTTACGGTGGATATCGTGGTCCGCGACTTGCTGGCGGATCCAAAAGAGTACATAGGCAACACGCTCGAAGCCATCAATCAAGGCCTTGAGCAGATGAAAGGCGATGTTCGAATCATCGTCCCGACTTCCAAGACTATCAATAAGGTTATTCATTGATGTTAGTAGCCATCAAGACGCCAGAGCAGGTAACGCAGGATCGGCAAGCCGAACAGCGCGCGCGTCTTGAAAATGAACGCGCCATGCAGCGCCAGTCCTCTGTAGTTGATCACCTGGCTGGCCACGTCCGAAAGTGCTGGCAGATCGCCAAACACGATCGTTCACGGCTCAATGCCCGGCTGCTTAACTGTCTGCGCCGCAGAAGGGGTGAGTACAGCGCTGAGAAGCTGGATGCGATAAGGAAGCAGGGCGGCTCTGATATTTTCATGATGGTAACCGGCAGCAAGTGCCGTACAGCAAAGTCATGGCTGTCTGACCTGTATTCCCCGGTCGGCGATCGCCCGTTTACGCTCGAACCTTCCCCGGTTCCGGATCTACCCCCGGAGGTCATGCAGCGATTGGTAGCTGAGGCAGTGGCTGCAGCGCAGGAATATGGCCTTGATGAAAAGACCACGCGTGAAATGCTGCACAAGCACCGCGATCGTCTGATGTCAGAGTTGCACCAGGATGGTGAGGACCGCGCTGAGAAGATGGCTGACGCGATTGCGGACATGCTGCTTGATGCTGGCTGGCGTGAGTCTTTCGATGAATTCCTCGATGATCTGGTGACCTACCCATCGGCAGTCATGAAAGGCCTGGAATTTCGCAAGGTGAAAACGCTGCAATGGCTGAAAGGTCAGGATGGCGGTTTCCAGCCAGCACCAGGACACAAGATATGCGCGAAGGTTCGCCGCGTGTCTCCGTTCCGTGTGTATCCATCACCCAGCGCAGGCTCAGACATCGAGGGCCACTGGATGATCGAACACCATACGCTGACCAGAAGCGATCTGTCCGCGATGCGATCAGCCCCTGGCTATAACGGCGAAGGCATTGCCATGGCGCTGTCCCATTATGCAACGGGAGGCCTGCGCGAATGGATGTGGAACGAAACTGAGCGTGCGCAGCTGGAAGGGCGCAGCTTGATCCACAATACCGAGGATATTGACGCCTTGGAGTTGTCAGGCTCTCTGCGTGGCCAGACCCTGCTGGACTGGGGCATGAGCGAGCAGAAGATCACGGACCCCAACGAAGAATACGCCGTGTCAGTGATGATCATCGGCAACTACGTCATCCGGGCACTGATCAATCCAGACCCTGCCGGCAAGAGTGATTATTTCAAAGTGAGCTGGCAGGCGGTCCCTGGCTCATTCTGGGGTGAAGCGCTGCCTGAGATACTGGCAGACTGTCAGGACACCTGTAACGCCGCTGCACGCGCTCTGATCAACAACATGGGCTTTGCCTCTGGTCCGATGGTGTGGGTGGAGAATGACCGCCTCGAAGCAGGCCAGAACGTCAATGAAATGTATCCGTGGAAGGTGTTTCGCTCCAACAGCTCCCCCAACGGCGGCTCAGGGCAGGGTATCGGATTCTTCCAGCCTGACAGCAATGCCAGCGAGCTGATGACAATCTATGAGCGCTTCAACCGATACGCAGACGACATAACAGGCCTGCCGTCTTACGCACACGGTTCAGATCAAGGCGCAGGCGCTGCCAAGACTGCCAGCGGGCTTTCCATGCTGCTCAACGCGTCGAGCAAGGGCATTAAGATGCTGATCCGCTCGATAGACATCTACCTGATCGAGCGACTGGTGGCCAAGTGCTACAACCACCTGATGCTTTACAGCGATAACCCGGACATCAAAGGCGATCTCCGGCCGAAGGCGCGCGGCAGTGAGTCGCTGGTACACAAAGAGCAGGCTCAGCTGAGACAGCAAGAGCTACTGCAGATCACCGGCAACCCGATTGACATGCAGATCCTCGGCCTCGAAGGTCGTCGCGAAATGCTTGGCGAGGTACTTAAAACAGGATCTCTGCCAGTCGATCGCATGCTGCCAACTGCCGAAGAACTGCGCGAACGGCAAGCGGCTGAAGCCAAGAAAATGATCGAGGCCGAACAGCAAAAGATCAACGCTCAGAATCAGCCAAAGGTGCCAGATGCTCCAGCGATACAAGCTACTGCCTGAAGAGCGGCCACGCCTTCAGTTTCTGCAGGCGCTGGCCAGGCTAAAACAAACAGATGATTTTCAACTGCTGGTCGACGTGCTGCATACAGCGCAGAGAAGCATCGACCGCAGCAACCGAAAAGCCGCAGCACCCGAATTCCAGTGGAATCAGGGCGCTTCGCAATTCCTTGAGGAACTGCTCGAAACCATCGGCGAAGCCGAACAAATGGGCAGGGACTTGAGGAAGCAAATCGAGAGACAGGAAACACCGCAGGTCGGCGGCTTCTAAGCGCTCTCACAAACCACCAACCGAAGAATACCAGCACAGGGCAACTCACTCTGGGGTGAACACTGCGTACCTGACTGGCTCAGAGGAAATTTTATGTCCCGTAAACCCGAATCAGTAAGAAAACAAGCAGAGGCAGCAAACGCCACGATCAAAGCGTTGGGCAACACTGCGCAGGGCGATGACCAGCCCATCGACGCAACTGCTCAGCCCGGCGATCAGGCCAAGCCGCCAGCAGAAACACCGGAAACGGCTTCTGTCAGCGATCAACCAAACCCCGATGACAAGCGACTCGACAAGCCTCTGGGCAGCGAGGGCGACCCCTGGGAACAGCGGTACAAGATACTGCAAGGCAAGTACAACAAAGAAGTGCCTGACCTGCATGATCAAGTGCGAAAGCTGAAACAGGAAGTCGGCCAACTGCGTGAGGCTGGAACAGGCGCTGATAGCCAGGAGCTTACCCGCCTGCGTGAAGAAAACGCCAAACTCAAGCAGGAGCAAGAGTCTGCGTCGAAGCCCGCGCAAGGCAGTCCGGATCTGGATGCTCTTCGTGAGCAATACCCCCCGGATCTGGTGGACGGCATTCTGGCGATCGTCAAAGGCATGGTTGCACCGCTGGAGCAACGCGTCGATAGCGTTGACCAGACAGTTTCTCGAACCAGCAAATCCAGCAATGTAGACCGGCTCAGGAGCAAGCTCAAGGAAAGCGGCATCGACTTTGATCAGGTGAATACCGATCCAGTCTTTGTCCAAGACTTCCTGGGTGAACTGGCTCCGTACTCGTCCCAGACGAAAGGCCAACTACTGCAGGAAGCATTCGAGAGCGGTGACATCAATCGCGCTGCTCAATTCTTCATTGATTATTCGGGCAATCGGGGGAGTGCTTCTGGCGCTCGCGACCCTAAAAGCCAAATCGACGAGCATGTAAGTGTGCATACGCCCGGCCAAGGCGGTACGCCGTCAACCGCTGGCAACGTGTGGAACGAACACACTATCGCGCAATTCTACGATGACAAGCGCCGGGGCAAATACACCCCGGAGGAAGCGAAAGCGCTGGAGGCTGACTTATTCGCCTCCATGAACCGAGCAGGATAATCCAGCCCGGCACTCATGCAGGCTCATTAAAATTTTAAGGAGCCAATCATGGGTTTTCCAGTCGATACCGGAGTAGCCAACTACTCCAGCACTGGTGCCAATAACACCAGTAAATTCATCCCTCAGGTGTGGAGCGGCAAGCTCGTTGAGAGCCTGTACGATGCCACAGTGTTTGGTGAGATTGCCAACACTGATTATGAGGGCGAGATCAAGGCGCATGGTGATGAGGTAATCATCCGTACCGTGCCTGCGATCACCATCCGGAACTATGTCAAAGGTCAGACTCTGACCTACGAACAGCCGGAGTCACCAAACGTCAGCCTGAAAATTGACCAGGGCAAATACTTTGCCTTCAAGGTCAACTCAGTCGATAAGTACCAGTCAGATCTGAATCTGATGGACGACTGGGCAACTGACGGCGGTGAGCGCATGAAGATTGCCGTGGACACGGACATCCTGGGCACTATCTACACCGACGCGCATGCCAACAACGCTGGCGCAACTGCTGGCCGCAAGTCAGGCAACATCAATCTGGGTGTTGATGCAACACCTCTGGCGCTGACCAAGGCCAACGTCATTGATGCGATCGTTGACTACAACACTGTTCTTGACGAGCAGAACGTGGCTGAAACTGGCCGCTGGTGTGTTATCCCCGCTCGTATGGCTGGCCTGATCAAAAAGTCAGACCTGAAAGATGCCAGCATGACAGGTGATAACCAGTCGATCCTGCGAAACGGCCGGATCGGCATGATTGATCGCATGACCATGTATATCAGTAACAACCTGAGTGTTGCGGCTGGTAAGTGGAACGTCGTTTTTGGCCATAAAGCTGGCCTGACCTTCGCGGGGCAGATCACTGAAATGGATGAAATCGACAACCCCAATGACTTTGGTCGCCTGATCCGTTCACTTTTTGTGTACGGCTTCGAAGTGATCAAGGCTGAGTGCATTGGTCACTCGGTGGTCACCTTGTCGTAAGTGCAAGGAACTTGAGGGGCGGGGAGACTTGCCCCTTTTTTAATTTCACTCCATAAGAGGAAATCGCTGTGAGCAAAAAAACAACGGGCAAGCCGTCTGCTGCTGCCGCTGCAAAAGCTGCTCAGCAAGCCGAAGCTCAATCCACTGAATCAGCAAAAAAATCCGAGCAGGCGTCTGCGAAAGCGGTAGAAACGATGCAGGGTAATACCACGCCTGAAACATCACAAGGCGCTGGCGAAGCGATCAAGGATGTAGCTAATCAGGAAGCCCTGAATTCGACCAATGAACAGGCTACGGATACTGAAAGTGAGGTCGCTCAGACTTCCGAGTTTCGAAATACCTACCATGAGTCCGAAGCGGCACAGGATCCTGAGCCCAATGATGTGCCGGTCCCACCTGTCACAGTCGCTGCCAAGGCGCAATCTCAGAGCCAGCCTGACCCGGAGCCGCAAGACTTCGAGCCAGTGACAGTCGAGAACTGCACCCACTTCCAAAGCAAGAATGGTCGCGTGTTCCCGGCAACTGAAGTCCTGCGCCGACTCGCTCGCCGGCAGGATCTCAAGCCCGTCAATCTCGCAGAGTAAGAGTTAAACGATCATGGGCACAGTCAAGGTAACGGAGGTTGTCGGCCAGGCAGCATACATGCTGACCGACGAGGGCAACGTCCGATGGACAAAGCAAAAGCTATTGACGTGGTTCAACGAAGCGCAGCGCGCTCTGGTGTCACGTCGCCCGGATACCCTGGCTGTCAATGAATCGTTCAAATGCGCAGCAGGCGTGAAGCAGCAGATCCCTGATATCGGGGTACAGCTCATCGACATCGAACGCAACACGAATGGCAAAAACATAACGCAAGTCGAAAAGCGCCTGCTCGATAACCACGTACCGGACTGGGCTGCAGAAGATCAGAGCGTCACTGCTCAGCACTTTATGTTTGATCCTCGCTACCCAAAGATTTTTTATCTCTACCCGCCTGCAAAAGAGGAGATAGAGGCAGCCGGCGAAACTCCGGCTGTGCCAGGCACTGAGCTGGAAATCGTCTATACCAAATGCCCGGATACGGTTGCGATCACCGATGAGCAATGGAATGCGGACAACACAACCATCGAGGTTGATGACGTTTGGGCGAACGCTCTGCAGGAGTACATTCTCCACCGAGCATGGGCGAAGGATTCAGAAAGCGCAGGCAACCAGGCACGGTCTAACGGTCACTTCCAAACCTTCCGGATGATGATCGGCGATATTACTGAGGCTGATGCTGCAATAACGGCGGACGAAAAATGAATCTTGATCAGCTGATACCAGTACTGAAAACCTATGTCAGCGGCTGCCCTCAACCCATCATGCGCGAAGAGTTACGCAGATCAGCCCGCCGATTTTTCGAGCGCAGCACAGTATGGCGTGTTGATGTCTATGTCGGCATTGGTGCGGGGATGGATTACGCCAATTTGAAGCTGCCAGAGGCCACCATGCAGGTTTCGATTGTCCGCGCTCAGCTGACCGACGATAAAGACCCGCTTAACCCGGCACCTGCTGGGCTTAACTGGGCATCGACTGAGCGTGGTAAACCGAAATTCTATAGCGCTGACCGGCCCGGGAAGATCGGCTTTTTCCCGCTTCCCAACGACACCCACAGCTGCAAAGTGAGAGTGGCTGTCAAGCCTGAGCTTGGATCCCCTGTCATTCCCGACGAGCTGGGCGATATGTACGGCGAACTGATCGCTGAGGGCGCCGCAGCCAGCATCCTGAGTATGCCGGATGCCGACTGGTACAACCCCAAGCAGTCCGACTTTCATAGAGCAAACGCCGATCGCGGTATCGTCGAAGCGCGCACCAAAGTCGACATGGGCTATAGCAACAATGGCGGCCGTGTGTACGGCGGACAATTCATCTGAGGTAATCAACAATGCCTACCGCACTGACGTTGCCGGACATTGAACGCGGCGACACGATTCCGTTCACCTTCAATTTTGATGATGGCGCAGCCGCGCTGGATATGCGCGGCAAGACGCTGATCTTCTCAATGAAGCTGGGCGCCGCCATGGACGATTCGAGCGCTGCCCTGACCAAATCAGTGTTGCACCCGATCAACGCCCCAGACGAGCAGAAGGGGACAATCAGCTTCCAGCTGGAAAAGAGCGAAACCGCGAAGCTGATCCCGTTCGCTGACTACGATTTCTCCGTGCGAATCATGACACCTGGCTCCCCGGAAGATATTGAGACCACCTATTTCAACGGCACTGTGCCGGTAAAGGACTCCTGATGCCTACGATCAACGTCACCGTCGATGCGGGCGGAAATGTCGTCAATGTCGCCATGCCCACTGGTTCGGCACTTCTCGACTCACTTACCGCGCAAGCAACGGCAGCGAAGAATCTCGCGGAAGGTTATGCGGCCGACGCAGGCAATCACGCAGCAACAGCCGAGACTCACAAAAACGCCGCTCAGACAGCTGACACGTCATCTGCCAACAACGCTGCCCTGGCGCTGGCCCGTCAGCAAGCTGCTGAGACGGCCGCAGCTACAGCTACCACGAAGGCGAACGAAGCGGCAAACGACCGCAGCCTGGCACAAAGTGCTGCAACCACGGCCACGCAAAAGGCTCAGGAGGCCACGGACGAGCGAATTCTTGCTGGCCAGGCCGCTGCATCTGCAGCCGATGACGCGCAGGCTACCGCAGCTGACAGAGTGCAGACCGGACAGGATCTCGCGGCAACCACTGCAGCTAAGAACACGGCAGTGGGCGCTGCAGGCACGGCGACAACCCAAGCAGGTGAAGCCGCTGATTCTGCTACCGCTGCAGCAGCGAGCAAGACGCAGACGGAGACCCTGACGGCTCAGGCGCTCGTTCACAAGAATGCCGCTCAGCAAGCTGCATCTGATGCTGAAGGATTCAAAACCGAGGCCGTGAATCAGTTTACTGCTCTCAAGAATCAGATGGTCAGCGAGTCGGAAGCAATCAAGACCGACACCACCACCATCCTGAATCAGACGATCGCCGTGCGCGATGAAGTGGATGTCTTTCTGATGTCCCAAGCATCCGCAATTATCACTCTTCAGAACTACCATGCACAGGAGCTGCTGCCATGAGCACGACTGCCGATACTCTCGCTCAACTGGTCAACAACACAGATCAGATGCTGCAGACAGTCACTCAGGTCAAAGAGACATTTGAGGACTCGAAGAATACTGCAGTGGAGGCTGCTGGCACTGCAACCACCCAGGCTGGCGTTTCCACCACTCAGGCCAATCTGTCCGCGACGGCTCGCGCAGGGTCGGAGTCTGCCCGAGACTCTGCAATCAATAACGCTCAAGCAGCCGCAGCATCTGCCGCCTCAATCTCCGACTACAGCGCCCGCGTGCAGGCTCAGTTGCATACGCTTGGTATCACTAATATCAAAGCGATCGCGTTCAAACGTGCTGAAGGTTGGGAGCGAACCGGCAATCAGTCATATAAGACTGAAACACGCCCGACCGGGCGTTATCTCGGCAGGTATGCAAACGCTGCGGATGCCTGGGCGCAAACTGATACAACTCCCGCAAGTGCTAACGAGGACTGGTACTACAACTCAACTGATACATTCTGGTACAAGCTCAGTGGTGGTAATTCGCACACGCGCATCTATCGTGCAGGGTCCGCTCACATGCCGCTTGAGGCTGCGATTGTAGCGACCGACACCAGGCTTCTAATACTCGACTTGACCGATCCGAACATGCCGCTCTGGATGGAGTTTGTGCGCGCCTCAAGCAATTCGAGTAGAACCTTCATCCAATATGCCATCCCATCCAAGGTGGCTTACAAAGACGGCGTGCTCGCATTGACAACAAGCGATAGCGTTAATCCGGCGTCAATACATCCCGATTATGTTCGCGGGATCAACATTGCGAACTTTAAAGAAGATTCCGCCATCACGTACAAGTTCCGAAATGGATACGGGTCGGCTTTTGCTGGCAGAAAGGTTTGGAGACTTGCCAATCGTAACAGTCCTGCATTCTATGCAGATTCAAGTTCAGACAGCCCAGCGCCATCGATATTTAATTCTTCGAGTAGTGGCCATAACTTTAGTGGTTTGTCTTTCTCGCGCTCAGGGAAACTACTAACCGCAGCGTCGTCAAGGCTGTCTGTAGCGGATGTTAATGCGTTGTCCGCTGTTTCAACATCAACAGGTAGTTTTGTATGTCCGGTTGAGCTGAATGGACGTTTGTATGCTCGTGACAATTCTGCTGTGTCATTTCGAGACTACGGCCCGCTAGATAATTTACAAGCCAATTTCACAAACGTCAGTTCATACACAACTACCGGGTATCCGTATCTTGGTGCTCTGCCAGATTACGCTGTCGCGGGAGACAACTTCATCCTGGGTGCAAGTGGCTCCCGCGTTGAGCACATTTGGCCGAACCCAGCCGATTACCAGTCCAGCCTAATCGCCCGCCGTGGCACAACTTACGCCACGCCCCCGATGAAAAAGCCGGAGGTGATGCTGATTTGTAGCACGGTTGAGGGGGCTGTTTCTGATACTGATTTAATAACAGGGGATGATTCGACTTTTACAACTACAGTTGGGTCGTGGCTAGGAGCAAATGGCGGAATACTATCCGTAGACACAGGAAGATTGAAAGTAACCAATGGGACAGCAGGGAACGGTTGGGGATATTTAACAAAAACCACAGTTGCCGGGGTATGGTACAACCTGTCTTGCGATGTTGAGCTTGGTTCAGGTGGTGCAAATTGGCGAGTTTTTGTTGGCACCTCTAATGGCGCTTCAAACCTGTTCTCTGAGTATGGAACTACAACCAGAAGTGTTTCAGGTGGTTTTTTTGGGACTGGCGGTACAGTTTATATCCAACTACAAGTTGGTCTAAACACGATATCATCCTTTACGTTTTTCGATAATGTTGTTCTGCGGCAAGGCGTCCAAGACCACTCCGGCCTCGACACCCCCGCCACCATCCACGGCACTCTGACAGCTACAGCAGAAGTAGCTGGCGGTGTTGCTGGGTTGAGCGGATACACCGCAGGCAATTATTTGGAAGCACCTAACCCCTGGGATGGTATCGGTACAGGGGATGGCTGGCTGGCATTTGCGTTTAAGTCCGGTGCAGCCAGCGCAAATGAATTTCTGATACATATTAGTTATCACGACGGGACAGAGTACCGGGGCGCTGGTGTTTCAATTTATCTCCGTGGCGATGTGAACGGCATCATAAACGCTACATTCACCTCAGTTGATGGCTTTGCTTCGTCCGCACAAGTGCAAACAGCTTCAGGCTACGAAGACTCTCTTGTACATACGGCCGTTATAAGAAAAACATCAACAGGTTACTTGCTAAGCATTGACGGTGTTGATGTTGGTTCCGTAGCTGTTGGCTCTCACGGCAATCTCGTCTTTAACGCATCCGCAAAAATGTATTTAGGTACCTCTGGCTCATTGACCGGGACAGCCGCAAACCAAAAATTGTGGTTCGCAGGCGCAGGCCAAACACCCCTGGCCGACGAAGAAGTCAGCCTTATGCACACCCACATGCGAAACCTGATCATGGGCAAAGCATCCCTGGACGAGATACCAACATCACTGGCCTATGACCCGATCCGCAAAGCAGTGGAAATGGTAGGTACCACCAAGCGTCAGACACTTCAGGATGGCGCTATCACGGCCAGCGTAGATCACGGCCAAGGCAGCAGCGCAGTGGTATCTGTTGGACCACGATCTGAGATTGGTGTGGGGGGATCAACAGGTATCGAGGTGGCTGTGCCTGAGCGCAATCTGCGCGAGTACCAGGCGCGGCTCACCACTGAGCGGTTCACCGTTACCTACGCTGGCAACGCTTCACGCACGCTATTCCCTGATCCAACTGTCGCGGCTGAAATGGCCGTCACCATCGGTGCCAAGCCAGTGCGCGTGTCCAACGCTGGCAGCGTCCAGACAGTCGGTGCGGCTGAAGATTACACCGTCGCTGATTACGGCCTTGGCCGCAACGTAGTTAAGTTCGCAGTGGCTCCGGGTAGTGGGAATGACATTGTGGTCGAGTTCGAGCGGGAGGTTTACGCATGATTACCTTTGCAGATAGCCATGTTGATTTGATGGGTGATGTCACCTTCAGTCAGAAGCAACTGATCCGACGCTGGGACCAGGAGCTTGGCAAAAAATGGGGGCAGGAGGTGCAGGACAATCTGCGTGACTTTATGCAGATTAAGGCCAGTCTGAACCCTGAGACCTTCCCCAACTATGCCGCGAACGAAACGCTGCTGGCTGAGTTCATTGCCGACAAGCAAGTGTGTTACGAGCGCCGGATTGCTGACGAGGCGAAAAACGCGCTGCTGATCTCAGTCATCGAGTATGAGCAGGCAGTAAGACGCAAAGCGGAGCTCGAGTTGCTGATCAATGGCCGTGAGGCCGTTGAGGAAGTGCCGGAGGAGACCGATCCGGTTACCGGCGAAGTCACGCAAGAGTATGTGCCGGCCATCGAGGCTGTCGAACCGATGGCTCAGACCATCGACCAGGAAGGCGAGACTGTCGATAATCCGGACTACCTGGCTGCTGTTGCTGAGCTGGCTGAGTGCCAGGCGGTGATTGATGGAGCAGGGGCCGAAGTTCTGGCGCACGTGGCGGCGAGAAGCGGTCAGTAAAAATGCCCCCAGTTATCGACGTAAGCACCTTCATCGGAATGGTGCCAGGCCTCGCTGTGCGCAAATTGCCGACAGAGGCGTCTGCGCTTGCCGAGAACATCCGCATCCAGAGCGGTGATCTTGAAGCCTGGTACGGCATGGAAAATGTGGCTGCTACGCTCTCTGGCGGAATTGTTCGTGCGCTTTTCCTGTATGACGGCCAGCATTGGTTCAGCCGGAATGTGCGCGCCAGCTTTGTTGGCTCTCCGGCTGCTCAGGATCCGTATGATCGAGTGTACTTCACTGAGGCTGGCGAATATCCGAAGGTAACGTCAAACCTGATTGCGACCGGCGGTGACCCGAAGCCGGTCGCCTCGTACCGGCTGGGTGTTCCAGCGCCTGAGACGGCTGTGACTGCAGTGGTCAATGCTGATGCCGGTGCAGATCCTGAAAACTTCTCCGATGACGAAACCCGATTCTATGTGATGACCTTTGTTACTGAGTACGGGGAAGAGGGTCCGCCCGGGCCGGTCAGCGCTGCCGTTGAACTGGGATCGCCTTCCACTGAGACAGTCACGCTCACGCTGCCCGGCCTTGCCAGCAACCCATACAACGTCAATCGCAAGCGCGTGTATCGGACTGTGACAACTGGAGCCGGGACCGATTACTTCCTCGTTGGCGAGGTCACGCTGGCTACAACCACGCTCGTTGATTCGTTCGGTGCTGCTGACGGCGATAACCTGCCGGCCGGTATTGGAAAACGACTGGATACCGTCAATTTCGACATGCCAGATGAGGACATGCAGGGGCTGGTGATGGGCATCAATGGCATGGCAGCCGGGTTTTCTGGCAACGAGCTGGCGATCAGTGAGGCGTATCTGCCCCATGCCTGGCCATTGGATTATCGGCGCGCAACTGAGCATGAGATTGTCGGCATCGTTGCGACCTCCACAGGCTTTGTTGTGGGCACGAAAGGTTACCCCTATGTGCTGACC